GGAACCGTATCATTGCTCGTAACAGGCAAGTGAGGCCTGACTCTAATGGAAATAAGCACCCTGACCATTTCAACATGGTATCAGCTTACACCACGCCCGAGGGATTCAAGTTCACCTATACAAGGTGGAAGAAGGCGCCAGGTGAAGGCTATAAGTACGTCGCAGCACCAACCTCAAGCAACTGGACTCTGGATGAGAGCTTTATCAAGAACCTCATGGACACATACACACCGGAACAATGTAAAGCCTATCTCATGGGGATATGGACGAATATATTCACAGGCTCTGTTTATAGCTACTTTGATAGATCCAGACATCATACCAACCGCGTTCTTATGCCGAGCGAACCTATGCTGTGCGGGTGTGACTTCAACTATGGCGGATCATGCGTGTCCATATACGTGCCTAAGATGGACCAGAAGAGGGATGAAGACGGTCAACTGATGGAACGTAGAGGCATACCGATTATGGAAGAGGTTGGCCTTGACCTAGTAGATGAATTTGCTGCTCACGATACTGAGCAAATGGTGATAACGCTACAAGATGAGTACCGTGGGCATGGCATAACGATGTTCCCTGATGCCAGTGGAAAATCAAATAGCTCTAATGCTAGCATATCGGATATAGCAATGCTCAAAGAGGCTGGTTTTGGTATAAAAGCTAAATCTGTCAATCCACGTATAACAGACAGAATCAACTCTATACAACGCCTGCTGTATAAGGACCTGTTCAGTATAAACGTTGATACCTGCCCTAAGACAACAGAGGCTATGGAAGAGCATGCGTATTCTGATACAACAGGCCTACCAGATAAGTTCAGTGGACCTGCTACAACAGATGATCGCAATGACAGTATGGGCTACTGCCCAGCATTTAAGTATCCTATCAAGAAGCTCACTACGAAGCTAATGGAGATCTGATGAACAAACTCAAAAAGAAGTATATAAAAGGTATTATTAACACGCCTAATTGGACAGAGAAGCAGATAAGTAAGATGGGACCTTTGATGCAAATTGATATACGAGATACATTAGCAAAGAAGAAACTATTCAAAGAATTATATGGCAATATAAGGTAATGAACATATGTTCAAATCTCATATCTTCGATTTAAGATCATATATGATAATTATGTATCTCATTAGAGATATGATATGAAGATGGAGCCACGGATCAGCCAGGCTGCTCCATGATGATGTTTCATATACACATTAGCATCAGAAAAAATCATACATAATATTGATAATCATTACTGATAAGGAGTTAGCAAATGGATGATGTAAAGCACATTAGCAAAGCAACAACGGCATGGTTGGACGCTAGTTTACTGCCTAGAACCTTGTTAAAAGGGACTAAAGGCATGCAGGCTGCAGGTAAATCGTTTCTATTCCCACATACGCTAGAGAGTGACGCTAGCTATGAGAATAGGCTGAAGGCCAGTACGCTGCTCAACGCGTACAGAAAGACTACTATGTTCTTGGCAGGCCAGGTGTTTCAGGCTGACATTGTATTTGAGAATGAGGTACCAGCAGACACTCAAGTATGGGTAGACGAGATAGACACTGCAGGCAATACTCTTGACGTATTTGCTAAACGTGTATTCTTTAACGGCATAGGTGAGGGCGTACGACATATCCTTATAGACATGCCTGTTAAGGGTGAGGATATCAAAACTAAGGCTGATGAGAAAGAGGCTAACTTACGCCCCTACATGCGTGAGGTTAAGGGTGAGGACGTTCTTGGTGTACTCACTGATGATAATGGTTTTCTCACTCAGGTACGTATATCAGAGACTATAGAGCGACAGGTTGGCAAATACGAATCTAAAGTGATTAAGCGTATCCGGGTACTAGGAGTACGTTACTGGGAGGTACACGAAGAGACTGACAATGGTGTCTATGTACTAGTGGAAAGCGGTGCATATGACCTTAGCTTTATTCCGTTTTTATCGTTTATACCTAGTGAAGAGGATACCATATACACAGGCTCCACCCCTCTCATGGATCTGGCTGATTTAAACTCAAAGCATTGGCGCAGCTCTTCTGATCAGGACAATTACCTGTCATACTGCCGATTTCCTATATACTTTGGTAAAAAGCTGGGTGATATCAATGTGTTACCTATGGGTAGGAGCCTAATCAACTCAGACGATGATGGGGCCGACCTAAAGACAGTGGAAATGACAGGTTCTAGTATAGATGCAGGCAGACTTGACCTGAAAGAGACTGAAGCTCAGATGGCCTTATATGGCCTACAGCAACTTGTCCCACGTACTGGCAGTATGACTGCCACAGAGAAGATGCTTACATCTGCTGAATCTAACAGCTCCCTTGGTACGTGGGCCACTGAATTTGAGGCTGTACTAAACAAGGCTATGGAGACTATGAGCCTGCTTATGGGTACTGCCTGGGAGTCTAATGAGCTGTCCTTGAATAAAGAGTACAGTTTCGGTGTGGCTGATCCTCAGGAACTGGCTCAGATCCTCAAGGCACACGAACAAGGTGTTACGTCTGCTCAGGCATGCTTCACAGAGTTTCGTAGAAGGGGCGTATTTGATGAGCACTCTAATTGGGACGATATAGAGGCTGATGTAGAGCAGGAGAAACGTGACGCTATTGATATGCAGCAGCTAGCCGGTACTGAATTTGGTGATAGCGGTGAGGGCGATGATAAAGACGTATAATAAAGAACTGGTAATAGCCTTTGCAGAGATCAATGGTGTTTTCGATGTAGACGAACCTAAGGCACTTATGGCTGTGTACCAGATAAAAAGGTTTATGGGTATATCGTGAACAAAGAAACTAAGGCACAGACAGCCCAGTTCATTGAACAGCAACTCAAGATTGAGAAATTTGAGAGAAAGGCACTACGTGATCTGCTGGGCTATTATAACAAGGCTAAGAAATCAGCTGCCAGAGATATAAATGCAGCAATAAAGAGGCAGCATAATCTTCAATCAAAATCAAGATTATCAGCTTTATACAAAGAAATTGATAATAAAATCAAGGACTTAACTGACTCACTGAATAAGCCTATATCTAAGGCAGTTGGTGAAGCAGGAGCTTTCTCATACACAGATACTAATCGTATACTCTCTTGGGACAACCGTGTACAAGGGTTTAACAACGTAGCTAGGTCACCTGCCCAGGTAGCATCTATGGTGCAGGATGAGAAGCTAGGTGGTAAATATCTTGACGATTGGCTATGGTCTGCTATGAGAGAGGAGAACGGTGCACTCAAAGCTGAAGTAGCCTCCAGCATGATACGAGGTAAAGGCTATAAGGAGACTATGAAGGAACTAGGTGGAAGGTATGATAATATGCTCTCTGCTAAGGGCAACAAGCAGAATATAGAGACTGTAACAAAATCTTATATACAGAGTGCTAACGCTAAGGCTCATGAGGATATTTATGAAGCTAATTCTGACATCATCGAAAGTGTTGAATGGTCTGCAGTTATGGAGTCCGGCAATACTGCCACTGGTCGTGGCACTTGCCCTCGTTGTGCTGCTCTTGACGGAATGCAGTACAAATCAACAAGATCAGCCCCTCCTTGCCCCTTACATCCGCGATGCAGATGCATGCTACTTCCTATCACCCCTACATGGAGAGAGCTTGGTTTCGATGTAGACGAGATGGAGCCGGTATATAAGAAGTGGTATATTAGGTCTCCTGGCCGTAAGATAATGCAAACAGGACTTATAGATGGCAACTATGCAGACTGGTGGATGACACGATCTAATAAGTTTCAGGATGCCTCAGTAGGGCCCAGAAGAGCAGAGCTCATTAGGGCAGACATCATAGATTTCCAAGATATAGTGGTACCGGGTACAGGCAGGTTAAAGCTGCTAGATGAGCTACCAGGTATGGTAGCTAAACCAATAACTCAACCTTATATGTATCAGCCTATAGCAACAGCAGAAGGTGAGCTAGGTAAAATAATGACAATAGGTAAGTGCATATGAAGAAATGTGCTGATGTAGACGCTCTACTTAAGAAGCTCCAGTCACAGGTAGATGAAGTACCGCTATCAAGAAAGAGTGGATACGCCTATACCAAGAGATCACTTGAATTGATGAAGGATGGTCACACAGGCACAGTGGTGTATGATAAGGCAGGAAAGATAACCGGTGCAGCTGCGTACTATATTAAAGATAAGGAGCTATGGGTAGAAACTCTTGGATCTATAGGTGACTTTGATGGCAAAACAACTCCAGGTATGGGATTACTATATAACATATTCAAAGAAGGTCAAAACTTTGACAGTATACGGTTACACTCTTTGCCAGGCAAGTCAGCTGCTTTCTATGACAAATTTGAGTTCAAGTCCCTTAATCCAAAGGATGCTCTGGACATGACTGCTAAACAGGAAGACTACATAAGGTTTATGCAATGGTACGAAGACACCGCAAACATTTAAGCAAAAAAGAATACGATAAGCTATCACGAAAATACTCATTGGACAAGGACCCAGATGACCTGGGGGTAGTACCAACATTAACGCCACAGGAGGCACCACATGAACTACGTATTGACAGAGAACGGCAACATTAAGATAGGACCTAACGGTAAACCGGTTGTACTGGACGGTGAGAAGGAAATCGAAATAGACGCTATAGGCGCTAATGAGAAGATCCAGACCCTTACAGCCGAGAGCAATGATCGTAGAAAAAAGCTCTCAGAAGCGACTACGAAACTGGAGGAGGCTTCTGGGGTTAACACTACGTTGCAGACACAGGTTGATGCTATTGATGACAAGAACAAAGTCAAGATAGATGAACTTAAGTCAGAAATTAATAAGGCATGGGAGGTTAAGCAAGGTGACTGGGAGAAAGATAAAGCGACCCTTAATGACCAATTATTTGATGCAACTACTGGGACAAAATTCGCAACTAGCAAAGTTATTGCTGGAACTGTGCTTCCACCGGACATTGCAAAAGCTACATTCGGGAAACACTTTAACCCCGATGGATCAGCTAATGATACGGCGGGGAACCCCATATTCTCGCAAGAGAGGCCAGGCGAGCCTGCAGACTTCGATGAAGCCATGACACGCATCTTAGATGCCTATCCTGGTAAAGACGCTATCATGAAGTCCACTGCCAGTGGAGGATCTGGTGGAGCACATAGTGGTGATGGTGGATCTGGAGGAGAAGCTAAAACATCCTTAAATAAGATATCAGATGGATTAAAGGCGATGTAAACCCTCTTAGGATCTCATATTCAAATTTATTCAATGATATCATATTGATAGATGATGAAATTATCTCTTGACAAACGTCTAAATGCATGATATTATTATATAAAGAATAAATCTTTGCCAGGACTGAACAGGAGCGGCAGAGACCATAATTTATGAGTAAGGGCACCTGAACAGGGTCATTACGCTTCGCTGAACAGCGGCATACTTCACAGCCTTTAAAAGGCATACGTGAGGTATGCCGCTTTTTTTATGTCCAAGGAGGACAGACCATGACCGCAATGACACTTGCAGAATTTATTAAACGAACACGAGACGAGCTTATCGCTGGTGTTGCTGAAGAGATCCTTACCACTAACCCAATGTATATGCTTATGCCTTGGGCTGGTTATGCCGGTAGCGGTATTTCTACAAATCGTGAGACCACGCTTGGTGATGCCGACTTCTATGACCTGGGCGACACTATTACCGCTAAAGCACCTTCTGCTGTAGAGCAGATCATGTTTACTGCTACCCGTATTATCGGTGATGCAGAGCTTGATGGTAAACAGCTCGTTGAGTCCGGTTCTGATATCAACGATCTTATGGCTATGGAAGTTGCTTCCAAGTCTAAAAATGTTGGTCGTAAGATCCAAGAAGGGATGGCCCTTGGAACTGGTACCAATCCACAGTATAACTCCCTCCATAGTATGATTGACTCTGGTCAGTATATTACTGGTGGAGCATCTGGCACAGACTATTATATCTTTAACTACCTTGATGCTGCGATGCAAAAGGTACTGTCCAAAGATGGGTACTGTGACTTCATTATGTTACATGGTCGTGAGGCGCTTGTTCTTCGTAATGCATACCGAGCCCTTG